CGTCTTTCAGTAGACGATATGAAACTCCAGCAGGAGTTAGAAAATTATAAAGATTTACAATCTAATTTTGATCAGCAGTTATCTTTAATGGAACGTGCTGTAATGCGTGACATTGAAGAATCAGGAGATAGAACAGCATTATTTGAAGCACTCAAGCATTTAATTATTGGTGGTAATGCTTTACTTTATGTAGCTGATAATGGTACTAGAGTTTATCCACTTAAATCTTTTTGTTTAAATAGAGATCCAGAAGGAAATATTCTTGAAGTAGTTGTTAGAGAAGAGATAAGTCCAGATGTGTTACCAGATGGTGTAGCTAAGAAAACACATGATGGTAAATATGTAGATCAAACTTGTTTCTTATATACCTACATTGAGTGGGATCATAAGAAGGATAAGTGTTATTGGTATCAAGAGGCTTACGGAAAGCGTATAGGTCAACAAGGATCAACACCTATAGAGAAATCTCCTTGGATTCCTCTCAGGCTTTATCGTGTTGCACACGAAGCTTACGGACGTAGTTTCTGTGAAGAGCTGCTAGGTGATCTTAAATCCCTTGAGTTTCTTTCAAAAGCTATCGTTGAAGGTAGCGCAGCGTCAGCACGAATTTTATTTCTCTGTAACCCGAATGGTACTACAAGGCCAGATAGTCTTGCCAGAGCCGCAAATGGAGCCATTGTAGCCGGAAATCCAGATGATGTAGCACCACTGCAAATGCAGAAACAAGCTGACCTTACAGTAGCGTTAAATACTATTGCAAGGATTGAGCAAAGATTGAGTTTTTCTTTCTTACTTAATAGTGCTATTCAAGCTGGAGCAGCAGGACGGGACCGAGTCACTGCGGAAGAAATCAGAATGGTTGCAAATGAGTTGGAGACAGGATTAGGAGGCGTATATTCTATACTTTCTGTAGAAATGCAGCTACCTCTAGTACATCGAAAGATGGCAATGATGGAGAGACAGAAACGTTTACCTAGATTACCAAAAAATATTGTTAAGCCTCGTATTACGACAGGTCTTGATGCCTTGGGTAGAGGTAATGATAAAGCTAAGTTAATTGAATTTATACAAACATTAGCTCAAACTATGGGTCCAGAGACGATGGCTCAGTTTGTTAATACTAGGGAGCTTATCACTAGACTTGCAGCCTCAGATGGTTTAGAAACTTATAAGCTAATCAAGTCTGAAGACGATCTTGCACAAGAGCAACAACAACAGGCTATGATGATGCAACAGCAACAAGCAGCGCAAGATCCTCAAAATGATCCTGCAAAGCAAGCCGCACTTATTAAAGCTGAAAATGACTCAATCAGGACAGACCAAGAAACAGCCCCTCCAGCAGGAGAAGAAGGTGGAATCTAAGCCAGCAGTTCTAGAAGAACCACCAAAGGGTAAGTCTAAATCTCCATATGAAATTCTTATTGAAGAGTTAAAAGCTAAGAAACCAGAAGTTTATGCACAATATAAAAGGGCGCTTCAAGCAAAAAAACCTGCTTGGGTGTATCCTGATCTAACTGTCCGTATTGGTTAAACATGGAAGTTAATGTTCAAGAGCAGGAAACCAGTTCTTTTAATGAACAGGACCAACAGGTCATTGATGGTAAGGAGCCTCAACAAGAAGGTCAGCAGGAGGAACTCATTGGTGGAAAGTTTAAGACTGCCGATGAACTTCTCAATGCTTATCAAGAGCTTGAAAAGAAACTTGGAGGTAATTCCAATACTGGGTACGAAACTAAAACAGAAGAGAATGAGGAAAGTGAGGAGGTTCAGACTGAGGAACCTCAATCAGTACAACTAAGTGATGAACAAGAAACCACCATTGTTGACAGTATTGGTGGTCAGGATAATTTTAAATCTGCTCAGGATTGGGCACAAAAAAATCTAGATCAAGAAGAGTTAAACGCCTATAACAGAGAAGTTAATAGTGGAGATTACTTTCGTGCTAGGAATGCACTTCAATCTGTTTACTTTGCTTTTAGAGAAAATTCTGGTGTAGAACCTGAACTTGTTAGCGGTAGGTTATCTAATAACAGTACAGATGTTTATCGTTCTACTGCGGAGGTAGAGAGTGCTATGAATGATCCACGTTATTTACATGACGCTGCTTATACAAAAGACGTAGAGGATAAAATGTCAAGGAGCGATATACTTAGCCCTAGATTTTAAGGTATCATAAGTATAGCTTATGTAAAATTGTTGCCTCTGAGGAGATAACAGCAGTGGTGACGTAAGTCTTATCACACTAATCTATTTTTTTCTAGGTAATTTCGATGCCTGATTTTTCATCGATTTCTAGATTAGGTAGTGTTAATGGCGTACAATATAACGCCAACGCTGCCGCTGGAAATTATGAAAGGGAGAATGCGAACTTCCTGAAAATCTTCTCAGGGGAGGTACTAACTACCTTCAATAGGGAAACGATTTTCAAAGATCTAACCATGAAGAGGACGATCTCTTCAGGAAAATCCGCAGAATTTCCAATTACGGGTCGCTTTTCAAGTCGATATCATAGGCCAGGGGATTGGATCACAGGCCAAGGCAACAAAGGTGAGATTGGATCAAAAATTATTACAATTGATGATCTACTTGTCGCAGATGTCAGTTTGTATGATCTTGATGAAGCCAAACTTCATTGGGATGTGAGGTCGATTTATAGTAAGGAATTAGGAAGAGCTTTAGCAAGGAGCTATGATAAGCGCCTAGCTCGTACACTTCTTTCTGCTTCTGAGTCTGATGGTCGTGTTGATGATTGGGATTCAAAGAGATTCCAGTTGAACGCTGCTACTTATGCTTCTGTAAGTACAAACACCATTACACTGTCAGCTAACTTCCAGACTGCTGAACTAAGCTACTGGGCTGTTGGTACAACTGTTTATGGTGAAGACTCTGGTGCTTATGCTGTTATAACTACAGCTCCATCTAACGGTGCAGCAACATTCGTTGTTAACCCAATCAGTGCTATTGGTACTGGTGCTAACGCAGGGTTCACTGTTGGAGAGCGTCTATTCGTACTTAACAAGCTTCCTGGAGGAACATCATACTCAGGTATTAACCTGAATGGTGCTTCTGACAGAAACGCTAGAGGCGATCTTATTGTTGAGAACCTTTACAAAGCTTGTCAAGCACTTGACGAGAAGGATGCTCCATCTGAAGGCCGTGTGGTTGTTCTAACCCCTGGTGCTTACTACGATGTCATCAACTCTGACAGAGCGATCAATACTGATTGGAACGGTGGTAGTGGACAGAACGGAACCTTCAAGGGTAACAACGTTGCTCGTGTTGCTGGTTTCGAGGTTCGCCTATCTAACCATCTAGGAATTAACAGCTACACATCTGGTCAAACATACGTTGGACTTGATAACCAAGCTGCTACAACTAGAGGTGAGCGTCCTAACTATACAAATAGTAGAGACGGTTCTGATGGACAAGCTGCTGCAGGATACAACGATTATTGGCAGGATGAGCAAGGTAACACTTCAAGCGTTGCTAACTTGTTCGGTCTTTGCTTCACAAAAGAAGCCGTTGGTACTGTTGCACTTAAAGACCTTTCCATGCAGATGACTGGTTCTGAGTACAAAGCTATGACTCAGTCCACCATGATGGTTGCTTCTTATGCAGTTGGACACGGAATACTCCGTCCTGATTGCTGCGTAAGCTTACTTCATGATGGTAATCCATACTAAACTGTAAGTTTCAGTTAAAACCTAATACAATAAGGGGAGGCGTAAAGTTTCCCCTTTTTGTTTAATATGAGAGGCTCAGAAGGACAGAGTAAATTAACCTTTACTATTCTTGGTCCAAAGAAGAATAAGAATAGACATCCTGCAGGGGGTTATTATCACGAAACAGATCCAAAGAAACAAGACCCTGATAAAGGTTTAAACAGAAGACAGAGAAAAGATAGACGTAATAACAAATTTCCACTTGATCACATTTCAGCATAATGGCTACTACAAAACTCAAGGCAGTAAATACTCTTTTGTCGGTTATAGGTGAATCTCCTGTTAACTCTTTAACTCCACCTTTAACTGGGGATGTAAGTTTAGCAGAAACTATTATTGATGAAATTAGTACAGAAGTACAGACTGAAGGATGGTCATGGAATACTAGACTATATGATGCAATACCTTTAGATGCCAGTGGACATTCAAGTTTGGCAAGCAGCACCCTTGCTGTACGTTTTAATCCCCTCTCTTATCCTTCACAACGTTTTGTTCTTCGTGGTACTAAGTTATATGATCGAGTAAAAAGTACATATGATTTAAGAACAAGTTTATCTGTAGCAATGACTGGTAGCACCAGTGATTTAATAGCTCAGGTTGTAGAAGAACTAGATTGGGATTCAATACCTGAGTCAGGAAGACGTTATATTATGATTAGAGCAGCACGTATCTATGCAAATAGAATCGTAACTTCAAGTAGTATAGAAGCTTACACAGCAGAAGATGAAGAAAGAGCACTTCAGAATCTAAAACGAACTGAAGATATGGCACAAAATCATAACTTTATTAGTGGTCCTAATGATATGTATGGTGGTCGTGTAACTACAACTTTTGGTCCTGATATACTAAACCGCTAATGTCTAGAGAACTTTTTAGTCAAGTTATTGGTCCTCTTAATAAAGGTGTTAATCAACAAGCCTCTAGTTTCGTTTTACCTGGATTTGCAAAGGTTCTTGAGAAT